CGGCGAGCTTGCGGCAAAGTGGGAGATTCCCCTTTCAACGGTCGAGAATTCAAGCGCCGAAGCTTGGCGTACGTGGAAGCGTCTTTCGAACGATGCGGATAAGGTGCGCCCGGAAGTCGCGGCTATCTTGCACGAGCGTTTGCAGTACTCGAACGCTAGGCGGAACGTTCGCGAAGTGGTCGCCATTGCTGACGTGTATACGCGCGTAGTGGGTGCGCGCGCGGCAGAGCGTCATGAACACGCCGTTGTGATCGCACAGTTTGATTCCCTTCCGTTCGAAGGAAAATTGAAGTGGATCGACGAACGAATAGAAAAACTAAAAGACGCGCGCGCGACGTTACTCGAAGAAAACAATGAAGCTAACGGGTGATCTCATTGAAGTCGACGCAGTGTGTGATCGCATCGCTGCAAAGAGGCGCGGGTATTGCCCCCATACACCAACGGAAAAGCAAAAGCTTTTCTTGTCGATGGACAATGAAATCGAAGTCATGTTTGGCGGGGCAGGTGGTGGCGGGAAGTCGGACGCGCTTCTTATGGCTGCACTAAAATACGTGCATGTTCCAGGTTATTCGGCGCTTATCCTTCGGAGGACATTTAAGGATCTGAATCTGTCGGGCGCCATTATGGATCGCGCACATGATTGGTTGAAAGGTACAGATGCGAAGTGGAACGCGCTTGACCATCGCTATCGATTCCCTAGCGGGGCATCACTAACCTTTGGACATCTTCACCATGAGGCCGACAAAACAAACTATAAGAGCGCTGAATTCCAATTCTGTCATGAGGTCGGGACGTTGATTCGCATGGCCGATAATTCATTGAAGGCCGTGGAGGATATCTCTGTAGGTGACTCGGTGCAGACGCTGGAAGGCCCGCGGCATGTTACGCAAACGCGCGCTCCGGTATTGCGCGAATGCGTTCGTGTAGTGGGCGAAAACTTTGAAACAGTTGTCAGTGAGGGGCATGTTTTTTTGACGCCACACGGTTGGGCGGCCGTCCCACGGGTGCATGCACCCATTCAATGTTGTGAATCTTCCGGCATTCTCGAAGCGTCAACTGCGACACATTCAAAATCTTTCCCGCCGTCTCAGTGCTCACTTTCGGGTCCTTCGCAAGCTTTGCAAGGTTCGCGACGAATTCAGGGGGAAAGTTTGCGCCGGGGGATCTACGCTTCGAAAGAAGGTGGCCGAACCTATTGCGAAGTGTCTGGTGATTACATCCAAGGTGTTCGGCCGCTTGTAGCGTGGTCCGGCCAACTAGTGCGAGCTTCACTTGTTCTTCCGTCAGAGGGAGAGGCGCGCGCCCACCACGTTCGGTCATGTGCATCCGCGCGTGAGATGATCGAGTCATCAATTCAAGGTTCGAAATTCGGTTGTCATTCCGTACATGATTGCGATGGTGGACCGCTTCATGCGGAGAAAGAAGCCGGCCTAGAAAGGCTTCCATCACAAGACGATGCTGAGGGGCAGTGTCCCCCTTCGTTCGGTACGGGTGATCCGGAGCGTATTCTACAACATAACCTTGAACGGTTACGGTGGTACCGCCACCCCTATACGAATAAGGATCGCTTTTCAGTTTTGCCCGTCGACCTGTTTTCGGTTGAAACATTCCCAGCGGGTGAACGATACGTTGTGGATCTAACAGTGGAAGGGGCATCCCATTACATCTTGCACAATGGGATCGTTTCGTCAAACTGCGGATTCGACGAGCTTACCGAATTCCCCGAGCTTTGGTATACATTCCTATTCACACGTCTACGAAAAACGAAAGACATCGATGTACCTTTGCGGATGCGTTCGGCGACGAACCCCGGCGGCATTGGACACGTGTGGGTCTATGACCGATTCGTGAATGAGAAGACACGTCAAGCGCCGTTCGTGCCGTCGTTTCTTTCGGACAATCCGCACATCGACGATACCTACTTAGAAGCGCTCGATAAGACGGACCAATTGACGCGCGACCAAGTGAAACACGGCCTATGGAACATCGATTCCAGCCTACTTGTTTACAACATCAACCCCGAGCGAAACTTCATTCATTCGCCCGTAAAATGCACGATTCACATTCTTGGGATTGATTACGGCGCAACCAATGACTCATGTTCGTTCACGGTCGTGGGCCTTTCGCCTGGTAGTCCCGTGGTCACGATTCTGAAATCGTACAAGAAGAAGAACATGGCGCCGGGAGACGCGGCCGAAGAGGCGCAACGTTTAGACCGGGAATATCACTTTGCGCGCATCGTTGGCGACGCGAACGGCCTAGGCAAAGGCTACATGCTGGAGGCGCGTCGACGTTTCGGGATTCCCGTGGAAGATGCCGATAAGAACAATAAGGCCGGGTATATCAAGCTTTTCAACGGCGACTTGGAAAAGGGATTGATCAAGATTGTTGAGCCCGATTGCACAGACCTTGTGAAAGAATCGATTGGCCTCGTGTGGTCCGACGCGTCGCGTTCGAAGGAAATGCCGAATCTTCATAATGATTGCTTAGACGGCGGTCTTTATGCGTGGCGCTTGTCGCACCAATACTTGCGGCAAAAGGCCGAAACATCGTTCGTCCCGATTCGGTCCACCATGCAGAAGTGGTAATTTTACTTGCGTTCAGTGCTGAACAGGTGCTAAGCACGCCTTCGTTTTGCAATGCAGTTACAAATGCAACCCGGATGCAAAAACGGGAAAGTGCCGATACCGTATGGAATCGGGCGCGTGCACTCTTGAAGAAGTGGGGAAGTTTGGCGCGCATACGCTCGAAGAAATCGGCGAGCACTTCGGGGTAACGCGTGAGCGCGTTCGGCAAATCGAGCACATTGCCTTGCGAAAGTTTCGCCGAAACAATCGTCACTTAGGTTTCATCGTCGACGGCATACCGGGCGCGTCTACGTCTCTTTGGCAGATGCTTGAAGAAAGCACGGAGCAAGGGATCACCGTCAAAGACTTGGCGCACATCGACACGGGAGAACGCGAAGATGGATGAAAAAGATGCGCTTGGAATCGTGTTTGCGATCGCATGCATTGTGCTTTTGGTTTCCTCATTGCCGGACCGGTGGAAGTGATCCCCCTCATTCTTTTTTGGATGGGGTTGCTTGGCCGCGCGAATCCTGAATTGGCTTCTGCCATTGATGCGACGGTCAAAGAAGAAGGGTGCCTCTATGCTTGGAAAGATTGTGAAAGACGCAGCGCGGCGCTTCTGGTTGTCGTCGCGTATCGGGAAAGCAATTTCAAAGTCGATGCCATCGGCGACCATGGGCGAAGTGTGTGCGCATTTCAAATACTCAATGGACCGCGAACACTCTTATCAGACGTTCGTGGATGCGTTCGGACCGGGTTTCGGATGCTGAAAGATTCGCTTGCGACGTGCAAAGGCTCAATCGCTGGATACGCACGAGGCAATTGCGAAAGCCCTTCGGGTAAGCGCATCGACGCCGACCGGAAGGCGTTGACGTCGTGGATATTGAACAAGGGGCCAGCATGATTGACTTTCGAATGGAAAGCTTTGTCACGGGCGAAACGAAGTGGAGGCGCGTACCAGACGCCGAACATTCAACGCTTTGCCGTGCGTTCGGACTCGACCAGGCGCGTTTCTTTTTCGATTTGCCGTCGTCGATTCGCGGCGTGGGGTCCTTGTCTTCTGGCAATCGCGGGCGCCGGACGATCAACGGATACGTCATGTGCGGCGGAATGGATCGCCCGTGGGGGAAACTGACCGTTTGCTGGGAAACCGAAAAGTTTAGGGACATCGATCCAACGGATAGAAACGACTTCGAAAGGTTAGGCTGATGCAAGTTATCAAAACAGAAATGCAATATGGGGCAATCAAGGCACGAATTCGTTCCGCTCACCTTATCAAGTGCCCCGATGGCGTGGCTCGCGAGTTTACGGTCGAAGATAGGGCCGCGCATCCCACGGCAAAGACACAGGTCCTTTGCTTTTGCTGCAAAGGTAACTGGAACACAGAGCAAGAGTTTTTGGCCGAACACACGGGCGCATACGAGAAAAAAGAATCTCACCCCTACGCGTGGGTACGGTTCGCCGATTGGGAAGTCGACAAGGATAAGAAGCCAGTGAAGCCACAATTTGAGACTGTTCTTGGACTTCTTTCGGACAGAAGGTAGCTTAGGCGATGGCGGAATTTGTCGACGAATTGGCGGGCCCGGGTGGTACGACCACGACGGCGCCGCTTTTTGGCAAACTACAAATTCCGGAAAGTGATCCGGCGTGGCAGCCCATCACCGATCCATTGAAAAATGTTTCATCGGGTGGGCTGCATGACCGGGCCCGGGTTATCAACCGGGAAATCCCTAATCCTACGATTCAAACCGGATGGGATATCACGGCCGTTCGTGGGGCGATTCAATCGCTTGTCACGGGTAACTTCGATCAACCCGCGCAACTTGTCGACGCGTTAGGCGGCGATTCCCGCGTTCAATCGGCGATGCAATCGCGGGTCGGAGGGCTCTTAGGTCGGGAGATACGGCACCAAATCCCGGCGAAGTACAAGGATTCGAGCGCGGCAAAAGAGTGTTTGGACGCATGGACGAGCCATTGGCCGAGCATGAGCAATGAGCCGATGCTCGCGGATATGTTGCATTGGTCCACCCTTCTAGGGTTTTGGATTGGTCAAATCCTTTGGGACACAACGGCGCCTATTTGGAAGCCGCACCTTGTCCCGTTTCATCCGCGCTATTCGTACTACCATTGGATGTATCGGCGATATGTGGCGATTACGATGGACGGCCAAGTAGCCGTTCAGCCCGGCGATGCTCATTGGGTTTTGCATGCACCCTACGGGAAGTATCGCGGTTGGATGCGCGGTAGCGTTCGAGCGATTGCCCCTTGGTGGCTTGCGCGAAACTACGCGTTGCGCGATGAGGCCAGATATTCAGAGCGACACGGAATGCCCATAGGTTTGGCCATCACGCCGACTGGTGCGGACGTTGTAGAGATTCAACGATATCGGGATCAGGTCTCACAACTTGGCCAAGAGTCGGTCATTCAACTTCCGCAATCCCAAGACCCGATGATCGGGAGTTACGATTTCAAGTGGCTTGAAACAACGGACGGAAGCTACGGCGTATTTCAGCAGCTTATCAGCCAGTGTAATGCGGAAATTACCCTTTCGGTTCTTGGGCAAAACCTCACGAGCGAAGTCAAAGAAGGCTCGTTTGCAGCGGCTCGTGTTCACGCTGATGTTCGCCAAGCGATACTTGAGGCCGACGGCCGCGCCATTACCGAAACAATCTACACGCAGATTGCACGGCCGTTCGCCGCGCTGAACTTTGGCGACCCTGATTTAGCCCCCCGTTCGAATTTCGACATTATTCCGTACGAAGATAACAAAGCGAATGCCGACACGTTCGCGCAGTTTGCGATCGCGGTGTCGACGCTGAAAGCGGCGGGCCTTGTCGTAACAGACGTTAACGAATTGGCTCGGCAGTTTGGGCTTTCTCTTACTTCTGGAAAGATTGCAGGCGCGATCACGAAAGAGCAGTCGCGAGACCTTATCACGCCCACGGATTTGGCTGCGGTTGTCACCGTCAACGAAGCCCGCGCAAACAAGGGCTTCCCGCCAATGAAGGATGGGGAGTTGACCGTTGCTCAATACAAGGCGCAAGCCGAGGCGCAGGGCGAAGCCGATGGCGAAGACCTTGGAGGGAAAGACGATGAAACAAAAGAAATTCCGTGATGCGTTTGCGTCGCAAGAAATGTTCGCGCTTGAACCCAAGGCGTTCGAGATCATGTTTGATTTGGTGGGCACGAAGCCAACCGAAATCCTTGATTCGGGCGTGGCCATCGTCGATGTGTGCGGACCGCTAGAGCACCACGCGTCCCCGGTTTGGGATTCTTACGACGCAATCTTGGAACGCCTTGAAGAAGCGTTCGCGGATGATTCGGTAAGCGTTGTAGCGATGCGAATGGATTCCCCCGGCGGGGACGCAGCCGGCGCTACAGAAGCAAACCGAAACATTCGGCGCCTAAAAGAGAAGTATGGGAAACCGCTCTACGCCTATTCGAATGAGGCCATGTACTCGGCCGCGTACTCTGTCGGATGCGCGGCAGATGAGATTTGGCTACCCGATACCGGGGGCGTTGGAAGCGTCGGCGTCATTTGCGCGGTCATGGACAAGACCGAACAGAATAAAAAAATCGGCGTCAACGTAAAGCTACTCACAACGGGGGCACGTAAAGCTGACTCGCACGCGGACCGTGAGCTAACAGACGAAGTTATAAACGCCACACAATCTAAGGTGGATTACCTAGGAAAACTGTTTTTCGAAGTGGTTGCAGAATGCAGGGGAATGGATTTAGAGGACGTTGCCGATTTGCAGGCAGGGTGCTTTCTGGGCCAGGAAGCGGTTGATTTTGGTCTTGCTGATTTCGTGGGGGGCTGGCAAGACTTTTTAGCGCACGTCGAAAAGAGTGCGGCAAATCCCATGGAGCCTAAAGGCATGAAGACCAAATCAGAATTGGTGAAAGAGCGCGACGTGCTCGCAAAAAAGATTACGGCGTGTCGCTCGCAGAGTGAGCGCGAAAAACTTCTTATGTCATTTTCGGCAGTCGTGAGCGATATCGCCACGTTCAAACCGGCGGCAAAGTCGAAGTACGTCAAAGAGACGAAGGAAGTCGAAGAAGTCGACGACGCCCCCGAGGATGAGGAGAAGGCCGAAGGCGATGACGCAGAGCCCGAAGATTCTTCTGGCGAGCTTCCCGAATCCGAAGAAGGCGCCGAAGAAGAGAACGACGAGAAGATGGAAGGCGACGCGAAAGAGCTTGTTGCGATGGTTTCGAAGCTTACAGGCGCAAAAAGTATTTCCGAGATGATGGGGGCGATCGAAGGAATGGCCGCAAATAAGGGCAATTCCAAAGACATGGCCGCACGCTTGGCAAAGATGGAACTCGATAAGAAGCGCGATACGGTGAAAGCCCTGATTGCGACGGCGCGCGCAGAAGGTCGAATCGGCGCGAAAGAGATTGCTTCGCTTGAAACGGCGGGAATGCGCGACCCGAAATGGTTGAAGGCGCATCTTTCCGAGCGCACCAAGCTTGTACACACCATCGACGAAGCCCCATTGACGGGTGACACCGGCAACGCAGGGAAGGCGTTTGACGCGCAAGCGATGGACCCCAAAACCCGCAAGATGATTGAGGCGTTCGCGGCGACTTCTAAGCAGTCTTTTGAAGACTACGTAGCGGGCATGAACAAGATTGCAACGGCAAAACCGGGTAATACGCCCGCGAAATTCTAAGAGGGTAAGACTATGACGGCACTAGCAAAAGATCGAAGCACTCAAGAATTCGGCGCGGAAGTACTCCCGACCGTAATGGCGTTCCCCGTTGCGGCAGCGACCACGATTTACGGCGGCAGCCTTGTCGCTATGAACTCAAGCGGATACGCGGTTCCCGCGTCCGCGGATACGTCGCTGAAAGTTTTCGGCGTCGCTCGCAAACAAATGGTGAACACGGTCGCAGCCGGTTACGGTTCGGCGGGCGACCTTACGGTTGAAGCGGTTTGCGGTTCGTTTTGGCTTGCAAACGGCGACAGCATTACGGCGGCCGACATTGGCAAGCTCTGCTATGCGATGGACGATCAGACCGTTTCCAAGGGAAGCGGCGCCGGCCTTCGTCCCCCGGTCGGGAAGATTGTCGGATACAGCTCTAGCCAAGGTGTTGCCGTTTCGGTTGGTCAACCTTCGCTTTGGGACGAAGACGATGTTCTTGAGCCTGTCGACCAGGTCAAGATTATCCGCGCTCGCAACGTCGTGAACGGCAACGTCGCCGACCTTACGGCATACACAGTCGCAAGCAACGCGGCAGTGAATGACGCAACGCTGAACGTAGCGGGCGACGTTGTGCTTCTCGTCGCTCAATCGACGGCAGCGCAAAATGGTCTCTATGTTGTCGGCACTGTCGCGACGGGTGTTGCTCCGCTTACGCGTCACCCTTCGATGCCGACCGGCGCCGCGTTCCTTGCGGACCAATACGAAATCAACGTTTCGGTGGGAACGATTTTCGGACATACGAAATGGTTCAACTCGGCGGCTGGAACAATCGGGACCAATACCCCGGCGTTCTTCCCTGAGTCGGTCACCATCTCGCAGGTTCTTACCGCGGGAACGGCAACCGCGATTCAGAGCATCCCGCTTCTTTCGGCAACGAAGTCGAACATTCTTTATACGCGAACCGCAACGGGCGGAACGCTGACGAATACCGTCGGCTATCAGACCGTCCCAGCTCCTACGGCTGGCGCAATTGGTACCGCATCCATCGTTCCTATGGCGGTTGTCGCCGCGGGCACGATTCAAAACTTGGACACATCCACGCTTCTTTTGACCGTGGTCAATCGCTGAAAGAGGATTTGAGAAATGATTATTACACCGGCAAATCTAAACCTCTTCTTCACCGCGCTTGAGAACGGTTTTTGGACCGCTTACAGCAACGTCCCGAAGTGGTCCGACAAGGTCGCCACAACCTACGCAGTGTCCACCGAACAGTGGGCAAGCGGTTGGATGGGGCAGCTTGATACGATGGACGAATGGGTAGGCGAGAGAAGCATTCAAACGCCCGGCCTTCAAACCTACGTGGTACCGATTCAGAATTTCGTTCAGACGAAATCGATCGATATGTTCAAACTCCAAGACGATCAGGAAGGGCTCTATGCCCCGACCGTCGCATTCATGGGAATGAACTCAGCCAAGCTTTCGGATTACCAGATTCGAGACCTTCTTTTGAATCAGAATTCACAGGTCGGCGCGCGCCAGATTGGTCTAGATGGTTTGTCGCATTGGAACATCGCTCACCCCGTAAACTTCTACGATGCAAGCTATGGAACGTACTGCAACGATTTTACGGGCGGCGTATCCGTCAACGGCGTGACCGTCGGCGGCGCACTTGGCGTCACCTCTTACGCAACGTTGTGGCAGGAATTCGCATCGCGCAAAGCAGAAAACGGCGAAGCGCTTGGCGTTGTTCCTAATATGACCATGGTGCCCCCGCAATTGAATCAGACCGCAATGGTTATCATTCAAGGCGACTACTTTGCAGCTCCGACGCTTGGGAATCTCACAAGCCAAGTGGGCGCAGCGCAGAACGTGTACAAGGGTTCAACCGAACTCATGATGAATCCAGACTTGGCGGCAGCGCCTACCGTTTGGTACATGCTATGCACCGATAAGCCGATCAAGCCCTTCTCTTGGTTGCAGCGTCAAGCGCCTGATTTCACCTACCGAAATCAGCCGCAAGATCCAAGCGTGTTTGACTTGCATACTTACCTTTATGGGTCGGTCGCTCGTGGCGCTCCGGCATGGTCGTTTGCTTGGCTTTCCGCAAAATCGGCGCCGTGAGGTTAGCCGATGACTTACGCGTCCGTCCCTGACCTGTACACGTATGGAGCGCCTGAAAAGGCGTTCGGTCAATTGACGGACGCGCAAAAAGTCGCAGCATTGGCGGCAGCGTCCAACGATGTCGACGCCTTTCTGAGGGGTCGCTTTGAGCTCCCCCTTTCGGCGTGGGATTCGAGTATCACCGAAGCCACTTGCAGGATTGCAGCCTACAACCTTCTCAGCGTTCGAGGCTACAACCCGGCATCCGGCGCGGATGTGAACATCAAAGACCGGCGAGACCAGACGATGTATTGGCTCGGTCAAGTGCAACGGCAACAGGCGCACCCGAACGTTACGCCAGCGCAAAGTGATTCGCCGAATTACGATCAGCCGCTTGTCATATCGAGCAGCGTCACGAACCTGGCTACAGGCGGAACCGCAAGAAACAGGGGTTGGTAATGAGTATGTGGACAAGTCTGATAGGTGCGCCGGTTTACGCCGCGGGGACATCGGGAACGGTGACTCTCCCGGTAGGCGCGTCCATCATTTCGATCCGCGCTCATTCGACGGCAGGCGGAACAGTCACGATATTCGGCGGCGACGCCATCCCCATCGTTGCAACGTTCGACCTTGATTTGCAATTCAATCACAGACTTTGGGTTTCCAAGTCTGGCGCTCAAACCGTCGTGTTCACCACGACCACTTCGTACTTTATCGAGTACGTGAAATCGGGCTTCTAAATGGGAGTCTTGAAGAATCTTTCAAGCCGAATCGCACAGCTCGGAAACATTCCCGACGTTGTCGGCGAAGAATTGGCGGTCAAACTGAAAGATCAGGTTGATCAATCCTTTTCTTCTGGGTCGGACCCCTACGGCCAAGCGTGGGCACCGAACGCGGATGGCTCAGCGTCGCACCTTACGAAAACGGGTTTCTATCGCAGCTCAGCGCGTGCGCAATATGGCAGCGACGGAAAGCTTTATTTGAAACTTGGGAAGCTCGCGAATATCCATCAAAATGGATCGTACAAGATGCCTCGCCGTTCGGCATTGCCGGATATGCGCAAGCCACTTCCCGAGCGTTGGGAAACAATCATTGCCGACACGGTGACCGACGCCGTTGGAAAGGCGATGAAATAATGCCAGGAATCAAAGGGCTTGTATCCCTCATTTCAGACAACGTTGTCGAAAACCTCGCGCTTGCGGGATATCCCGCATTGACAGAAGGCAAGATTCTTTTGGGGCGACAATATCAGGCGGAGCAAAGCGCGCCCCCTCGCATTGTGTTCATCCCTACGGGGTCCGCGTTCTCAATGAAGGATGTTTACAATTCTTCGCGGGGCACGGCCTACACGGCGGAGCAGCTTTCGCAAAATAAGAATCCCTCGATTCAAACGGACGCCATCACGTTCGAGGTTCGATGTTGGGGTGTATCCCCGAATCAGGATCCAGACGACGATTTCGATTACACGCAGGCGCTTTATCAGCAAGTGATCCGCTCGGTCGATGAGCTTACGCGCGGTTCTTTCGCGTGCGGTTCGGGGACGTGGACCGATTCGAAAGAGGGCGCGGGACAATTGAATCGTGACGGCCGCGAATTCGTGTTTGGTCTCACGTTCTCGACGCCCGTTTTGCGTTGGGTTGATCCGCTCGTTGGCGCACCTACCGACGTAACACTTTCTGAAACGGATACTTTCATTCGGCCGGACGGCGTGAGCGGTCCGGGATGCGCGGCATAAGGAGATAAGCACATGACTACGACGGGCGATGTACAAATCACGATTCTAGATGGAGGGGCGGCGGTAGTTGTTCCCGGCCAGTCTGTTCAGGTAGTCATTGGTACCGCGTCAGCGGGTACCGCGGCGCAAGTCGTGGCGACACAGAGCGCCGATACACTCGCAAGTTCGTTCACAAGCGGAACATTGCCACAAGCGGCGGCACTTTCTGTGCTTGCTGGCGGGACCGTTCTTGCGATGCGAGCGGCAACGGTTACCGCTGGCGCCGTTCTAAACGCCGTACCTGGCGCAATTAGTATTTCTTCGTCAACGAACGCCACTCCCATTGCGGTTACCACGGCGGCGCCTCACGGCCTAAGCACGGGCGCCGTTGTGACCATCGCCTCGCACCTCGTGAACACTTCTCTTAATGGGACGTGGAAGATTACAAAGACCGGCGCGTCTACCTTTACCGCGGACAATTCGGTGGGCGTAGGTGTCGGCGGTGCCACGGGTACGGTTACGGCGCAAGGTCCGTACCAGATTGCGACCGGCACGAGCGTCATGACGTTGAGCGGTACGCCAACGGATGACTTTTACGGCAAATTCGTTTGCGTCGCAGGCGGGACGATTGGCGTAGCAGGAATCACGTTCAAGCTTTCGTTGGACGCGGGTCGCCACTACGGCCCCACGTTCAGCCTAGGCACGGCGTCGACGTACGCGATTAGCGGAACGGGCCTAACGCTCAACTTCGCTGCGGGTACGCTGGTTGCTGGCGACGTGTACACGTTCGGGACAAGCGCCCCACTTTCGGATACGGCCGGGGTTATCGCTTGTCTGAATGCGCTAAAGGCTTCGCCCTACGCTCAGAGCGGATGGGGGTCCATGCACATCACGGGCACATGGTCCGGCGCCGACGCTGACACCATCGAGGCAACAATTGCCGGGCTCGTGTCGTCCGACATCATCTACACGCGGTTCATTTCGGCGGCTCGAGATGCAAGCCCGCCGGTAATCTATGGCGGAACCGGTGAATCACAAGCGACATGGATCGCCGCACTGCAAACGGGCTACTCCGCGGTGGACGCAAAGCGCCTCTGTGCAAACGGCGGGTTTTACAACATGCCTTCCGCGTTCCCTACGTCCGTCGCGGGCGCCCCATCCTATCGCCGCCCATTGTCGTGGGCGCTCGCACAGCGACAGGTCACCATTCCGCCGCAGCGTCATGCGGGCCGCGTTCGTGACGGAAGCCTTTCCGCCATTGTCGTCGACCCCACAACGGATCCGACAGATGGATTCATCTACTACGACAACCGCATTCTTGGTGGACTCGACACCGCGCGGTTTTGCTGTGCACGTACACGCATCGGGCTTCCAGGGTATTACATCGTCAATCCGAATTTGATGAGTCCGCTCGGAAGCGTGTTCACCATGCTTCCGTACGGGAACGTCATGGACGTGGCATGCGGCATCGTTCGCCGAGTTGGACAGCAAGACATCAACTCGGACGTGAGGCTAAATCCGAACGGCACGATTTACGAAAACGAAGCGCTTGCCATTGAGGCTAACATGCTCGGAAATCTCAACGCGCAAATGGTCGCGACATCAGAGATTTCGTCGGCGTCCGTCACGGTCAACCGTTCGTGGAACGTCGCCGCTACAAGCATCGTCAAGGTCGCCGTCACCATTCAGGCGCGCGGTTACATCCTTGAAGAAAACATCGATATCGGATTCCAGAATCCGTTCGCGGCGGGAGGCTGAACATGCCCGCTAAGAGCAGGTGGACTACTGAGGACAGGGAGGCGATTCGGTGCCGCGTAGCCAATGGCGAGACGCAGAGGGCTATCGCCGAATCTTTGGGCACGAGACAGCAAGAGATTTGTCGCGTCATAAACGGAAGAAAAGACAAGCCGTTGACTGCCGAGGGTAAGGCAAAAGTGAAGGCAAACCATCTCGCATGGCGAAAGCGAAACATGGATCGTGTCCGGTCGACGGTGCGGCTTATGCAGCACAAGTTGAGGGGTGCGGGCGAGGTTGCTCTCAAGGACTGGGAAGACATCGTTTCTATGTTTGATGGTCGCTGTGCGTATTGCGGCGTCAAGGACCGCATGACAATCGAGCACGTGATCCCGTTTTGCAAAGGCGGAAGGCACGAGGCCGACAACGTTGTTCCGGCTTGTGGATCATGCAATTTCGTAAAGGGAAAGAATGGCCCCCTTTCAATGGTCAATCGCAATTTTCAATTGAGGGTCGCATAACATGACAAGCCCAATTCAGTATCCTTTCGTCAACGGCACGCGTCATAGTTTTGCGTCCATCGAATTGAAGCTTGCGAATCAGATTTTTATCGGATTCAAAAGCATCAACTACAACCGCACGCGAGACCGTGCAGAAGTGCGCGGCAACTCTCCCGACCCGTTGGGAAAGACCATTGGCGAAAACAAGTACACGGCAGATTGCGAAATCTATCTTGCCGAATGGAATCAGTTTCAAGCGTTGCTTGAAGAGCAAGGTACCGGATACGGCGACCAGTTTTTCACCGTGCTTGTGACCTATTCGGCGAACGGATTCGATACCATCCAAGACGAAATTATCGGATGCACAATGGACAGCACAGACGCCAGCAACGGCCAAGGCTCAGATCCAACCGTTCGCAAATTCGACATGTCCCCGCTGAAAATCAAGTTCAACGGCATCGACGATCTAGCCTCTCCGCTTGTAGGTGTCGGCGCCTAATACCTAAAATCACCGGGCTGGTGATGGCTGGCTCTTATGTCCACGCAGAGACGACGGTCCGAGCGTGGGCACCTTTTCAACGCTCGAAAGGGCAGAAAGACCAGCCATGCTAAGCAAAGAACAGCTCGATCAGATTGAAGAAAAGTATAAGCGCGTTGCTCATCTCAAAGGCAAAGGCGAGCCTCCCCCGTGGGAGATGGTTTTACGCAAGCCTACGCGTGCGGAATACAAGATGTTCCGATCACAGACGCATAACCCCGCGCAAGTCGCCGACGCGCAAGAAATGCTTGTGCGAAAGTTGTGCGTGTTCCCCGTCGACGTGGACGCGCTCATTGAAGAATGGCCCGGCATTCCCGAGGCGTGCGGAAAAGCGATTCAACACTTGACTGGATTGGAGACTGAAGAGACGGGAAAATAAGTGCCGAATTGCGCGAGGCCCTTACGCGTTCGGATATCGGATTTGCGCAAGGGCTAGAAAACTGGATGCGCGGTGAGGACACGTTAGACGCTGAATGCTCCGCAAGTATCCTTGCTGAAACGATTCTACTTCACCGGATTTGGTTACTTTCAAAGATGAAGAAATAAATGGCCGCTGAATTCGTTGTCCCCATCACGATGAAAGACGGAATTTCCGACCCGGCCGCGGCCGCGGCTCGGAAGATTCTTGTTTTGGACAACGCGATCCAAGCCACTGGTGACGCGCTTACGAAGGCGATGGCGCAAGGCAACGTCAAGCAAGTGACAAATCTATCTAAGCAGATGGCGGCCTACCAAGCCTCACTCGCGACAATTCCAGCGGAAGAGCGCGCACTAGCGGACTCACACAACGCTCTTGTGGAATCGCAAAAAGAGGTGGGCAAGACGGCGGAAAACGCTTCGATGACCTATTCGATTCTTTGGGCGGAGGCGATCAAGAAGGTTGCCGGTCTCGCACTCGATGCTGTGAAAGGATTGGGCGCACTTATCCTCAAGGGCGCCGAACTCGCCATTTCAGCGTCATCTCAAAAGCAGGCGATGCTTTCGTACTTCGACGCCATGGGCCAAGGCAAGGTCACGGGCGCCGAAACAGAAGCGATGATTGACGGCCTAAAGGCCAAGATTGGCATCTCGAAAGACTCGCTTGTGGGGTGGACGAAGCAACTCCAATCGATGGGGATTACGGATCTGACGGAGCTTGAGACAAAGCTTACGGCAGTGGCCTCAAGTACGGCGCTCATGGGCGAAGCGGGGGCGCAAGCGTTCACGAACCTTTCGGAAAAGATTCAGCTAGCGGCGACGACAACGGGAAAGCTAAAGCTAGGCTCGAAACAGCTCCTTCAATTGTCGGCGACGGGCGCGAACGTGGCGGATGTTGCGCGCGAAATGGGCATGGAAACCAATGCGCTCGCCAAGGCGTTGGACGCGGGCAGCGTCGACGCGAAGAAATTCGGCGCCGCATTGGAGAACGCCATCACGAAGAAAGGCGCGGGCCCCCTTCAAAAGATGGCGAACAGTCTGCCGAATCTGAAGAAGCTTTTGGAGGAATCAATCGGAGACATCTTCGAAGATATCGACGTGGGTCCGTTCTTGGCACAGGTCAAAAGCCTGTTTGAGATATTCGGGCAAGCGACGCCAAGCGGCAACGCGCTCAAGTCTGGCATTGGCGGCGCGTTCCAAGGCATGTTTGATATCGCGACAAAGGTTGTCCCCTACGTCAAACACTTCCTTTTGGACGTGGTGATCCTTGGATTGAAAGCCTATATCGGCCTAAAGCCGCTGATAAAATGGTTCAAGGAATTGGGCGATAACGCCCCGTTCATGGCGCTTCTGAAAGACTCGCTTGCGGGGATAGGCAAATCGATTCTCATTACGACGGCGGCAGCGGTGGGGCTCGTGGTCTTGTTTGGTGCGCTTGTCGCTGGTGCGGCAGCCATTGGCGGCGCCATTGCCGGCGCATTGCAGGCGGTCGTTCAATTCGGCGTCAACGTCGTGACCGCGGTTGCCGGATGGATTGCTAGCGCCGTATCGTTCGGCGCGTCATTCGTCGACGGACTCATTCAAGGCATCACGAGCGGCGCAACCAAACTTGTGGACAGCGTCAAAAACTTGGCGTCAAGTGCGGCGAATTCGTTCAAGTCGGCGCTAGGTATCGCCTCCCCTTCGAAAGTCATGGCGGGTTATGGCTTGAACGTCGCACAAGGCGCGGCGCAAGGCATCGACGCGGGCGCCACGAACGTGGAACAGGCGTCTTCTGGTTTGGCCATGGCGAGCGCCGGGGGATTCACGCAAGGCGCAAGCGAGGGCGCACAGGCGCAAAGCGGGGGTAAAGGGAGCGGCGCAAGCATCAACGTTACCGCGTCTTTCACGTTCGGCGGTGGCGTGACGGGCGCCAGCGAATTGACCGAACAGGCGGTAAGTCTAATATTTGAACGTCTTGCGGCGGAGTCCGGCCTATGAGCGCCGCGGTCAACCCTATCGAAAACCCGCAAGCGTGGGACGTGATCTATCTAGGGCAAACGCCTAGCCCGGGCATGTGCAAACTAGGTGGTGGATTTGATCGAACCTACGAATGGGATACGAAAAAAGGCAAAGGCACCATAGGTGCAACGTCCACTTTCGTTCAGGGTCCACCCGTTGAGGGAACCATCACGTTCTATCTTTGGAGGATTGCGCACTTCACGGAGTGGGACATCTTTCGCAATCTGCTCAAATATGATCCTCTCAAAAAGACGGCGCAAGCGGTGGACATCTACCACCCTGCGTTGGCCGACCTTACGATTCATTCGGTAGTCACGAAGAAGATCGGAAAGCTAGTCCACGAGGGGAAACAGCTCTATTCAATCACCGTCGACTTCCTAGAATACTTCCCGGCGCCGAAAAAGAGTGCGACGGGCACGCCTACGGGTAGCAAAAACAACGCAAAGAAACCCGCGGGCGCTCCTTCGGATCCGGTCGCCGACGCACAGCAGGCGGAAATCAAACGGCTCCTAGCAGAAGCGGGCAAACCATGACCGCTTTCGCATCGCTCAACGGGCAACGCGTTGTGAAGGCGTCGATTTGCCTTCCTATGTATGGGGCTTGGTCCGCTGACGTGGACATGGATAACCCTGCGGATATCCCGCTGAACGTGACCCTCACCATCGCGAACCTTTCGCTTGTCGGCCGCGTCTATCGTATGGCTTCCTTTGCCGGGGGACGTTCGGCACGCATCGTCGGTGGTTATGGTGGATGGCGCAAGACGGTACCCGTGCAAGCCTATTACAAAACGGGCGGCGTCAAGCGTTCGACGGTTCTAGGCGACGTTGCGGCGCTCGTCGGCGAGAAGATAAAGATCACAACGGACCAAACCATAGGCACCTATTTCATTCGCGAGCTTGCGCCCGCTGAACGAACCTTGCGTCAAGTGCTTGGATCGGTTTGGTACATCGACGAAAAGGGCGTAACGCAATGCCAAGCGCGGACGAATTCAGCGCTCATCAAAAGTGAGTTTACGGTTGGCGCACGTTCGGGCGGTCAAGGTCGAATCGAGATTGCGTCGGAAGACCTTGCCTCGTGGATGCCGGGGCGCACGTTCGATGCCCCCGTATTGAACGCTGTTCAAACGATTTCAACGACGACGATTCAAGCGGATAACGAAGGAAAGCTAAGGCTGGAAATCCTCACGACGGGGGACACCTATGCAACTTGATAGGCTCATGGCCAACATCCGCCGAATCGTTCGATCCGAATTCCCGAACTACACGTATCAGGGGATTTACGAGTATTCGATTCAGTCTGTTTCCGATTCGCTCGTCGACGCGGATCCGGTCGACACGTCGATAGGGCTTCCATCCATCGCAAAGATGCCGATGCGTTCGAGTGTTTTGGGCGAAGCGGTCAAGCCAACGGTGGGCAATCTTTGCCTTGTCATGTTCGTCAACGGCGTACCGTCGCGTCCTATCGTAATTTCATGCTCAGGGCCCAATGAAGAAATCGAAATCAACGCCACATCAACGGCGTCCATCGCAAGTTCAGCGTCGATTGTGACCATAGGCGGTAGCGGTCCACCATGCGCACGCCTTGGCGACACATTGTTAGCGGGCGGAATGTTCGCGGGGACCATCACAAGCGGTTCCTCAAAAGTAACGGTAGGAGGGTGATGCAATGGCAATGAGTGAAGCAGGAATGGCGGCAGCAATTACGGCGCAATTGGTCGCAGCGTCCCCCATGGCGACGCCGGCAAACTTGGGGCTTGCGATTGCCAAGGCCCTTTACGCGTATATCACGGCGAACGCGGTCGTGCTTCCTACGGCATTGATCGCACCCGGCGGAATGGCCCCGGCGCCGGTTACGGGAACGGGGACCATTTCCTAATGGCTGATTTAGGCACAGACCTTTCGTGCGTTTCGGATTGCACGCCAGATTTCGCGGAGGCAACGGGGCGCCTATGCCTTGCGCAAGCGGTAGCGCGTAGGCTTTTGACGCCTCGCGGGGGGCTTGTCGACGATCCAAACTACGGGTTTGATTTGACCGGGTACGTCAATGACGACGTTTCAACGGCCGACCTTGCGCGCATTCAAGCAAACACAGAAGCCGAATGCCTGAAAGACGAACGCGTAGAAGCCGCGGACGTAACTCTTTCCGTTTCGACGGCTGGTTTGATGATTGGTAAAATCATTCTCACCGATAGCGTGGGACCGTTCACGCTTGTCTTGTCGATTGACGAAGTAACCGTTTCAATTTTGAAGGTGGGCGAATGACTACGCTAACGATAGATGAACTCTTTACGCCCGCGACTTCAAGCGAGTGGCTCGCAACGGAGCTTGCGAACGCGGCGACGCTAGAACTAAAAACCACGGCGTGGCAATCGGGCGGCATGGCGCGCACTATCTTCGCCGTCATGAGCAATATGTTCGCGCAACAAGACGGCGTCGTGTCCCTCATTGCGCAAGGCGGGTTCCTCGATCTCGCGGCATCGGGAAGCGTCACCTATACGGCGGCGAACGGCGAAACGGTCACGCAAAAAGTGACCCCCGATCCAAGCGTCGCGGGCGAGAATCCAGACGGCACCCCCGGATGGTTAGACCTTTTGGCGTCTAGTTCCTACAATGTCACGCGCATCGGTGCGGCATACGCTAGCGGGACGCTCTACCTTGCAAACAGCACATCGACAACATACGGCCCCTATGATGTGGGCACGTACCACGTAAGCAACCCGACGAGCCAAGCGGGTTACGCGAACAGTGAATCGCTGACCATTGGCCCGTCGAATTACGTGGGAACCGCCATCACGGCGGCATCGAATACCGCGCCGATCGTTATCACGACGAGCGCCGCGCACGGTTTGGCGGGTACCGAAACAGTCTATATCGAAGGCGTACTGGGCAATTTAGCGGCAAACGGGTTTTGGAATATATCCGTGCTGACCACGACCACGTTTAGCCTTACAGGTTCAAGTGGGACGGGCGCATGGACGAGCGGCGGAACGGTCAACGTTTGCAGCTCAGGGACGTTTGCGGCAGATGTTGCGGGCCCTACGTCGACGAGTGCAACGGGTACCATTACCGAACCGGTTACCGTTCTTTCGGGCGTCACGTGCGACAATCTTTCAAGCTTTGTCGGCACGGACTGGGAATCGAATTCGGCGCTTGCGTCGCGTTGCCGCTTGAAGCTTCAAGCCCTCTCGCCCGGCGGGCCTTCGGGCTCTTACGAATACTTTGCGCTGACTGCAAACGAATTGCTTGCGGAAGAAGATCCGCCCGTTGCGTTGTCGGCCGCCATCACGCGCGTGTCGACTAGTTCTTCGCCTACGACGGGAATCGTGACAACGACCGTTGCAAACGCAGGCGGCGACGTATCAGGGATTGCAAATCTCGCGGTCACTGGCGCAACGAACGCGAGCCCCATCGTCATCACCACGGCAACGCATGGCCTTTCAACGGGTGACTACGTGACTATCACGGGCATCACGGGAAATACGGCAGCGAATGGAACATGGACGATCACCGTTCTTTCCGGCACAACGTTCAGCCTAGACAGCAGTGCGGGCAATGCGGCCTACGGTTCAGGCGGCATTGTGCAAGGCGGCGACTTAGGACAGGTCGACAAAATCATTCAAGCCAACTGCGTCCCCGATGACGTGACGGCCGTGACACAGAGCGCTACGGCGCAAGCGTTCGCGATCGTCGCATCCGTGGAAGTGCCACAAGCCAACGTTTCGATTTATACAAGCGCCGTTCAAGTCGCACTAGCGGCATACTTTGCAGCGCTTCCCATCGGTGGAATCAGCGGCGCACTACAGTACAATGATATCATCGGCGTCTTGTTCGGTGCGGGCGTCATCGGCGGAAGTGCCAGCGTAGTGAAGCGGATCACCGCGTGTACGGTCAACGCTACTTCCGCGAACGTAGCCTATACATCGTCGGCGCATGTCGCTGAATTGACGCCCACCCCTGCCATTACGGTCACGGGAGTCTAAGCATGGCAACGCAGCAGCGCGACGTCGTCCTAGCCCTTTCCCCGCCGTGGCTTTCGACGGGAAATAATGAGCGTTACATGTACACGCTTGGGCTTTCGCTTGACGTGCTTTTGGAAAAGCTAAATCAGGCGATGCGTGCACACATGCCGGGGCAAGGCACGGCGACGGCACTCCCTTATATCGGCTTGGATCGCAACATGCCGCAAGGCCCGTTCGAATCAGACGACGATTATGCCTTGCGCCTGACGAAAGCCTACGACGCTTGGCAGCGTGCAGGCACCCGGCGCGCGGTACTAGGGCAGGCGCTCACCTATCTAGGCTTGTCGACGCAAGCGGTAGAGGGAACGGCGCAAGTGCCTACGGGCGTTATCGTGTCGACGAGTAGCGCGGGGACTTATGCCACGTGGGACTGGTACTACAACACAAGCGACGTTGACGCGGAGCCGAATCACAAGCGTGTCGCGCCTGCTAATTGGAATTGGGACGGCGACTATACTTGGTGGCGCGCGTGGCTGATTGCGTTCTTGCCTGCATCGCACGCGGTTCAGCCGGGTCCCGTGTTCGGCGCGGCCGGCGTCGTCATCGGAGACGAAGATTTGTCGATAGGATTCACCTATCCCGCGTCGTTTTTTACGGCGTACCGCGCATTGGTGAAGCTTTGGAAAAGTGCAAACACTTATTATCCATGGCTGATTTTCTCTTTCGACGTAAACGACGGCGGAACGGGTGACGACTATTCGCCGAATTCGGTGCTCGGGACCGGCAACCCTAACGGCACATATGGGCGATGGGGCATAACCGTTGCGGGAATCGTAACCGCTTCACGTCCCGATGATTCACGATTCGTCGACGGTCCGGCGACATACCTCAATTGTTACACCCCCACGAGCACCTAAGAAGGCGAACACATGAGCACACCTATCACGGGCGATCCGAGCACAGTATCAAACAGTCTTTCGCGGACGGTCACGAACGCGACGAACGCGACGCCCATCGTCATCACGACAAGCGCGGCTCATCTTTTTTCGACGGGTGATCGGGTAGTCATTACCGGGGTGACGGGGAATACAGCTGCAAACGGGCAATGGACTATCATCGTCTTATCGTCGACTACATTTAGCCTCACAACTTCCGTTGGCTCAGGCGCCTACGTCGCGGGCGGAACGGTTGTGGACCAGTCGCTTACGCCTGCATTCAATATCCCGAGCGACGGGGACACGTTCAACGCAGCGGCGTTCAATGTTGCCTATCAGGCACTTGCGGATCGCACGCAATTCTTGAACGGTGAAATCATAGACGGCCTAGCGTTCACGACCAACTTCACAGCGAACGGAACCTATACATGCACGAAAGCCGGACCGCACCTAATCGAATGCGTCGGCGGTGGTGGGGGTGGTGGCGGTAGCGCAAAGGGTGACGACGTTTCAAGCACAGGCGGGGGCAGTGGCGGGGGCGGTGGCGCGGGCGGTGTTAGCCGCGCGGTTGCAACGTTGGCGGTAGGCGATACGGTTACGATCAATCTAGGCGCGGGCGGCGCGGGCGGCGTTGGCGCGGCGGGCGCGGGGGCTGGCAATCCTGGTACGGCTGGCAACAATTCGCTTGCCACGCATACCACCGGATCCGTCGTACTTTGCATTGCATACGGCGGTGGCGGTGGTCCCGGCGGAGCGGTTGCCGGTACCGCGGGCGCTAACATCCAATTTGGTGGGGCGTCGCCGTTGTACCTTTATCAGGGAACGGCGCCCAGTGCGACGGCTTCCCCCGTTATGCGTGGGTGCGGCGGGTTTGCTTTGCAATTCGGATTGGCAGCCGTGCCCTCGGGACCGAAAGAATACTCGACGGGCGGAATGTCATCGTTTGCGCCCGGCGGGGCATACGGGGCAAACGGCGCGACGGGCGGCGGCTGTACCGGCGGCGGTGGCGGTGGCGGTGGCGGCAACGGCGAATGGATGGGATCACGCGGCGGCGCGGGCGGCGCGGGCGGTGCGGGCGCATTGGCGGGCGGGGTTGCCGGTACGGCCGGATCCGTTGGCGTTCTTGGCGGTGGCGGTGGCGGCGGCGGCGGGGGCGGCGGTAGCGGCCTAGGGGCCCCCGATGGCAATAGCGCGGACGGCGGCGCGGGCGGCGACGGTTACGTGCGCATTACTTTCTTAGGCTGAAAAGGATAGGGTGACAAATGGGCTGGCTAGATAGGTATTTCCTACAAGACAACTACTCAACGGTTCAGGATGAGGGCACCGATTTGCCCCCCGAACCGGCCCTGAATTTCGTGGGTACGGGCGTCGCGGTCACGGACGATCCGACGAATAACCGTTCCGTGGTGACCATTACCGCGGGCGGAAGCGTGCCCACCGGAACCGGATTCTACGGTATCACGGCGGGCGTTGCCGATGCCGCGGCGATCAAAGTGAACCTTGCATCGTCTACCTACGTGACGGGCGTATTGACCGACACGAACGGAGGAACGGGGCTTAGCGCTTTAGGCGGCGGCGTCGCGACGTTCTTGGGAACGCCAACCAGTGCCAACCTAATAGCGGCGCTTAGCGATGAAACGGGAACGGGTGCGTGCGTGTTCGGAACGGCGCCGTTGTTTAAGACCACGATCAACCTAAACAACCCCGGCAACACGTTCAAATACGTATTGACCCCAGCGGCGATTGCAGCGGATCGCACGCTAACCCTTCCGCTTTTGGCGGGCAATGACACGATGGTGTGTGAAGCGTTCACCCAAACGCTCACCAATAAGACGATTGCGTCGGGATCGAACACCATCACCGGCCTAGCAAACGCGTCTATCGATAACGCGGCAGCCATCGCAGGCACCAAGATTGCGCCTAACTTTGGATCTCAGCTCGTCCAAACAACGGGCAACATTCTTACGACCGGATACTTTTACACCGGCACAGGAAACATTGCAGCGAGCGGAAACGTTCGCATGCAGAATACACATAGCGTCCGCTTTAGAAATGCAGCCAATTCCGCGGACGCGACACTCGCCCAGTATTCAGCCGGAGACACGCTTTTTATGGGTCTCGATTCAGCGTACGGGAATCAGGCGTTCGCCATCATCATGGCCGCATCGTCGTCGATGTACCTCGGAATAGGCTCGACATTTTATATGACGCTAACGGGAGGGAATACCGAACTGTCAAAGCCAGTCATCGGATCCGCCACATACTCTTCGCCGTACTCGGTCCATGGAAAAGTTGCGAAGGCTCTAGCGGATGCGAACTACACGGTGGCGGCGACCGAGTACAAATTCGAATACATCGAATTTACCGGCGCCCTGACCGCTGGACGAACGATGACGTTCCCAACGCCCGCAAGCGACGCGGTCGGGTACTTCAAAACAATCTTCAACAACGCCACCCAAACCCTGACGATTGCCATGGCGGCAGGCACCACAAAGACGCTCGCCTCAGGGCTTGCCCAACGATTCTTCTTTGGCTCTGGGGGCGTCGTTTATTGCGGCGCGACGTGGACGCCATGACGGACGAAGATAAGTTTTCGATGTTCTTGCAAAAGGTCGAATCGACCGTTGCAAAGTGCGCGGCAGATTTGCGCGACGATATCGCCGTCTCTCGCAAAGAGTCGACGGAGCACCGTAAGCGCGTCGACGTTCGGCTCGATGAGATTTCACGCGCACTTATTACGAGCGCCAACGAAACGGCAAATCTTAGGTTCGAGCAAAATCAGATCCGAGAACGCTTGGATCACGCAGAGCGCCGAATCAGCAACATCGACCAGCTTGGAAAGACGCACAACGAACGCCTTAGTGGCACTACGCTTGAACACGAAGCGATGTTAGGTACGCTCGTCGGCGAAGTACGGCAGGCGATGAAGGTTGCCGAAGAGGTTCGCGCGAATCAATCAAAGCAGATTCAAAAGCTCGAGACGAACACGAAAGGGCGAGACTGGATCGCCATCGTCACGTTCGTTGCCATCGTTGGTCGGGTTGTCTGGGAGGTTATTCACAAATGAGTAACGCATACGTTTTAGAAATGAAGCGCGGATCAACGTTTAGCGCGGGCATTCTATACGCAGATGACGGCGTAGACGTGGACTTGACTGGATACACCATTACTTCTCAAGTTAGGCAATATGGAACACTCATCCAAAATATGAGCGTTGTCATCTCAAATCAGACAACGAACACCGGAGAGTTTACGGTTAGCGCAACCGCGACACAAACCGCCGATTGGCCTATAGGTACATTGGCGTGGGACATCCGTTTAGCGGATGGCGCGACCATTGTTTATTCCAAGACATTTCAGATTTTAGTGGACGAACGGGTCACTATCCCATGAGTCGGACGCTTACAATCACCTTTGACAATGAGGTAGACGGCGCCCTCACGATGACGCTAAACGGCGAAGTGGGTTTGGCGTCGGTTGGCGATCCAACGTCTTTCGTTTCATTTGTCAATGTAGGACCGGCGGGCCCTGGTTTTACCGTCACTGGCACAGGGATCCCCCATATTGTGAGCGGAGCCGTTCAGGATACGGCGTCACTTATTGTCAACGCGGACGTGGATGCGGCGGCCTCTATTGCCGCGTCTAAGCTTGCGGCGGGTTCTAGCTTGCAAGTTTTGCAAACGGTGGCGGGCGTCCCGACATGGTCGAATCTTTCGCCCGCTGTTTCGCTCACGTGGAAAAACGGCGCCACTACCGCGGGGAACGTCTTTGGATCGTGGGCGGATTTGCAGACTGCTTTGACGTCGCTCATGGCGGCGAACGTTGGAAGAATCCTTGTCATCGTCGACGGCGACGTGTCCATACCCGTGGGGGTTACGTTCAATTGTCAGAATCTCGTTATGTTCTGGGCAAAGACTTACCACGTCGTAAGCTTCACGAAGATCACCGTTGCCGACGGGTCCTATATTCGGAATGTGCTCTATATGTCCGACGCCCTTATCTTTCAGGGCACGCCTACGATTTGCGAATTCATGCGGTTTGATACGGGCGATGTCGAGACCACGATCAATCGGTATGCAGGCTTCAAACTGCTAGCAGGGTCCACCAAAAGCGCCGTGCTCGTGACGGGAGATTACACGCGCATCAATGTCAATGAATGCTACTTCGACAACGTTGCCGCGCCAACGATTCCACTGTTCAAGTTGGACGATGCAGTCACCTACATCATGAGCATTTTCATTTATGGAAATCTTTCCTACATACCCGTGCCTGCGAAGGTGTTTTCGGGCGGGCTTAGCTGTTACCTAGATTTGTATTTCGATTCATCAAGCGTGCGCCCCGTGGCTCAAACATCGTTCACGGGGTTTCAGTCGACAACGCAAATCGATAAGAACCTGGCAACGTCGACGGGCCTTGTCAAAGCTAGCTCTGGCATCTTGTCCGCCACGGCGTCGACGCTTGTCAACGCTGACGTGAGCGCGTCGGCAGCTATCGCAGTGTCGAAACTTGCGGCAGGTTCAAACGGGCAGGTCCTTACCATCGTCGCAGGGGTGCCAACATGGGTGTGAAAGAGATCATTGTTGAGTGTTCGAAGTGCAAGAAACAATCGCGGTATAAGGTTCCGGTGTTCGTGGACCTGCAACCAGGCACAGAGGTCGTTTGCGGCGAATGCGCGGCCAAAGAGCCGGAGAAAGATAGCGATGAAAAGTAGCATCATCTTTCTATGCCTCACCGGGTGCGGACTATTCTCGTCGTCGGAAAGCGGGACGCAGTCGAATCCTTTGGGCGCCGACGCTGGCGACGCCGCTACACCTTGGACACCTCAATCAGTTTGGGACGTTGCCGTGTTAGGGACGTGTGATCGCGTTGATGCATGTTGCCCAGGTAGCGTTCGGGCCAAGTGCGAAGCGTTGCTCGTCGGCGCAAGCGGGTATGAAAACGCGTTCTGGTGGCACGGTGCGCCGGGCGTGGACCTGTCAAAGCTTGTCGTGGATCAGCAAAAAGCAAACGATTGCCTCGTGAAATTGGGCGGGCGCCTTTGCGAATTCGATAGCGTTCCAGCGGCGCAACGCTCCGACCTAATAAAGACATGCTTCGCCGTTGTCTCGGGTACGCTTGCGCCCGGAGCCTCATGCCACACGGACGCCGAATGCTTGCCGGGTAATTGGTGCGAGACTACCTGCAAGCCACTCCCTCTCATTGGGCAGCCATGCAAGCCCACGTCCCTTTACACGGATAATTGTTCTTACCTCGGAAGCGGGGACACCGGGCTTTATTGCAAGGCTGGCGCGTGCGTTGCGCAGGTGCCGAACGGTGGTGCGTGTTCGCTCGCCATGCAATGCGCAAGCTACGCGTGCACGGGTACGTGCGGCGCCTCGTTCACCGACCCCGGTCTTTGCTCTTACGTTGCACCATAAGAAAGGAAAGAAAGAATGTTTCATCCACTTGCATGGGCAAAGGCCCATCCTTCCGAATCGCTGCAATTGCTTATCGCCGCATCGGCGTTATGCAATTACGTCTGGAAGCCACGTTCGCAAAAGGAATACAGCGAACTTCCCCCACGCTTGGCGGGCTTCCTAAAGTTTATGTCGAGCGCATTCCCGGATCCGCGCGGCATTCTCGCAGGCGTCGGCGGCGTCATTCTTGGCAAGCCATTGCCGCAAGTCGTCGAGTTTAGGACGGCATCGCTACCGCCCCCGGCCCCTCCCGCACCAGAAACACCCGTAACCCTACCAGACGGACAACTACCAAAGGATCCACTATGAAAGTTTCAGCCCTTATTTTTACATTAGCAATCGCCTGCGGAAGCAAACTTTCACAACCAAGCGCGGCGGCCGGCAAAGGCATCGCCGATCATGCCGACATGCTTGAAAAGTGCAGAGCGGAAGGGCGCGAGGCCGGGAGTTATGCGGTATATGAAAATTGTAAGGATGGTGGATCCCATGATTGAAAAATTGCAGAAGATGATCGATGCCGGGCTTATTGCCGAGGGCGAAATCGAAGAACTCATTGCCCGTGGCAGTGCACGCAAGCGTGAGGCCCTTATGCGGATCGCCGCTGAAAAGATTGAATCGGGTACCCTTACTCAAGAGAAATTGGAGAAGATGAAATGAGCATCCTAGACGATATGCTTCCAGCCGAAGTGAAAGAGGGGCTTGCCCTCGTGCAAGAGTACGCCCCGAGCGTGCTCCCTATTCTCAAAGCAATCAAAGCCGGCCACGTCGAAGAAGCGGAGCTTGTCGAGTGGGCAAAGGAGTGCCTCACCCTTTTGAGTGACGCACAGATGAAGCGTGAATTGGAGTCAAAGGCATGAGGTACACGAGCGACATTGACGACCGCTTTTTCGTCGAATTGAAGAACATCGCAAGCGGATTGAAGGCCGACCCATTGCACATGCTTTCGGTTATGTTCTCGGAATCGGGATGCAAGGCCGACGCGTGGAATGATAACCCTAAGAACCTGGAACCAGAGCAACGCTGGAACGCTAGCGGCCTAATTCAATTCATGCCCGCCACGTTACAGGGCTTGGGGTACCACAGCGGCCATGCGGCGTTTAGAAAACTCTCCCCGTTCGACCAATTGCCATGGGTTGCCAAGTATTACGCCCCGCACAAGGGCAAGCTTGGAAGCGTTGCCGCGCTCTACCTCGCAACGTTCTTGCCGGCGCTCATGTCTCACGCGTCGGATCCGTCGTATGCCTTGGCCGTCAAAGGTGGCGTACGTGGCTGGGCGTTCGGCCCTAATGCGGCGTTCGACAAGGACGGCAACGGGACGATCACTGTCAAGGAATTGGACGAAGCCGTGCAGCGGAATTGCAAGGGTTTCCGATGGGCGGAACTCGTCGCACGTCTTACAGGCGAGGGCATGAAAGACGAAGCGCGAAGCTATGACAACCAATTACGCGACGTTCAAGGCATGCAATATGCGCTCGGCGTAGAGCCAGACGGCATCGTGGGACCTAAAACGAAAGCGGCGCTGGAAGCGTTTCAGGCGAAAGCCGGCCTAGTTATCGATGGGATCTACGGACCGTTGACGCGAGCGGCGCTGGAGAAATCACTTGACGCAAAACCAAAAGAGAAAGTAAAAGACTCGAAGCCTTGAACGGGCTTGGTTTCGATGCGTAAAAGGGGGAGAGGGCCTAAACCTTCTCCCCCTTTTTTATTGCGACTTCGTTTAGACTTTCACTTGAAAAACTCCTTCGATGCCCCTGCGTTCGGGGCGGGTGCGCCGATAAGCGATGCAAGCCTAGAAGAGAAGGCTTTCTTTTCGGCATCGTCAAACTTCTTCGCCATGGCCAGACCGGCGCCGACACGAGCGACGCGCGTTTGCTGTACCGTCTTGCCCTCGCTGTTCGTGTAGCTTTCGATGGTAACCTGGCACGGGACCACGTTCGTGCATGTGTCGAAGCTTGCGGGGTTGCGGTCCCATCCCATCGCCACGAGTGACTTGACGGTATAGGGGAGCGCCGCTTCTGAAAAGAATCCGTACCACGCCAAGCGCTGGCCAGCATAGGGGCCGTCGACGAATTCAAAAGAGAACGCTACTTGGTCGCCTCCCTTGCTCGTCTCGCCAACTTCCCACTCAACGGGTTTCATGTTGTAGGTGCCTGCTACGATTGCGTCTGTCATTTGCTTGTGTCCTTTACCTTTGATTTGCAGAATTGAATGAATGCGGTGAGGTCGTTTTCATCGTCGGGAACCTTGGCCAATGCGGCGAGCGCCTTGCCTGCGGTATCCTCGTCCATCGCGCTGATGATTGCCTTTGCATCTTCGCGCGCTTCCTTGGGGTCGAACGGTTTGAAGTTGTCGACATAGTACGCGTACGACGCCCACGAAAGGGGAATCGTGATGGGCATACGCAAGCGGTTCTTCGCCACAAACGCGGGCGTTTCTTGCGTTTGCAAGATTCGTTCGCCAGAAGAAGAGCCGATCACCTTTTCATCTTCCTTGACCTTTTGCGTGGACACATTGCTACGCGCAAACAAGACGTTATCGCACCATTGCGTTACCGCTGCACTTGCTTTCTTGTGTAGCTTGATGTCGTAGAATTCAAAGTCATGGCCTTCGGGATTCTTGAAGTCTCGAACGTGTGCGTGCGCTAGGAGCAAGATGCCGACGCCGTTGCGTTGAACCTGCTCAAGGCGTGCGAACACTTGGCGAAACATATCGACGGCCAAGTCGTAGCCCTTTGCGTAACCGATATCTTGAACGGCCTTGCCCGTTGTGCGCCGTATCTCATTGTGAATGATGTCCTCCAACGCGGACAAGGTATCGACGGTAAGGTGCGAAAGCTTAGGGCGTTCGGTGATAAGCGCATCCAATACCCCGAGCACTTCCGGGAATGTCTCAGGCGCGTGACCGTCGACAAGGATGCGTTGCACGCTGACGTTGTTGGTGCCTTGTTCGAGGGGGAGGAACGCGCACCCCGGCGCATTGCTTGCGAACGTAGTCTTGCCTATGCCGGGCTTACCGTAGATCAACGTTCGTTGCGGCGCCTTGATGATTTGTTTTTCTGTGATGGTGAGTTTCATGGTTTCAATTCTTCATGCTCCGTAGTTGCTTTTCTAAACATGACCTTGTCGTCAAGGCTTGCGCCCCCTGTGCACACGTCGAAAAAGTCGCACGTGTTTCCATATGCATGCACGCACGAATCGGGATTGCGAAGCCACGTATCGTTTGCGCGTGACTCGCGGATCGATACCGCCGTTTGCCAGATGTCTTGTTTTGACTCGACGATGTCCCGCGCAAGGCGTGCCACTTCCACCTTGCGGAAATACTTCTCTGGATTCTCGCTGACCTTTGCCATGAGACGCGCCTCGAATTCCGCGGGCGTTTCATCCTGTGCGCGTTGGTTCGCGTACAGTGCGCCGTCTTTCGTAAACTTCCGCGATTCAACGGGCGTTGCTTTCAACGGGTTTAGCTTGGGCTTCACGCTCACAATGTAGATAGTGCCTGCGGGCTCTTCACCATACGTTCGCGCAGTGGCGTCGTGGTATACGCTGACCTGCGGGTCGATGCGTAGGCGTCGCCAGTAGGGGGAATCAGGTTCCAGATCATCGGCCGTCGTCTTTTCTTCTACGTTCCAAAGGCGCCCGTTATGGCGGACGATACCGTCCAATTGCCCGGAGAGCTCGAACGTTCGTGACTCGCGGGACGTTCGCGGGTTTTCCAACGGCAGCGTGAACGTAGATTCTACCGCTAGAATCTCGACGCTCGAAAGCCAAGGCGTCCACATGGCTTGATAGCCGAACGCCATCACGCGCAAGCGCGCGGCCAGGTAGGGGTCTACATCGTCGGCAATGGACCATGGTCGATTGTTCCATATGTCCTCGCGGATGCCGTGCCATAGATGTCCATAGTTCAGCGGTTCGCTTACCGTTGTCGGCCTGTACAAGTCGACGTATGCATACTTGTACAAGCGTTGACACTTGCGATATGCGCGGATGCTTGATTGCGTAAGGACGTTTAGGTGTCTCTGCATTTTATATCGTCTGGGATCTTTATCTCCCACTCCCCTGATTTGCGGTTGTAGTACATACAGCGTCTTAGCTGGCGAAGCGCCTTACCAATCATTTGTCGGACGCGCTCCCTTGATACACCTAACTTTTTCCCGATTTCACCTAGCGTCATCTCGCATCCATCATCGTCGCTTGCGCGGTCGTTTTCTTCCCCTGATTCTTCCGGTTCATAAATGCGCACGCCCCACTCCAATGGATGGCACGATTCCCAATCCTCTACATCAACCCCGGGGAACGTGTCTTCTTCGCTTCGCTTCATACGTCCGACGAAATCGAACATTCTTTTTTGCGAGGCAGAAGTAGGCTTTCGTCCCCGGGGCCAAGTCATGATCGCCACCATAAAAGAATCGCGTGCCAGATTATTCGCATGGCTTCACCTCTTTCGAAAGCGTTGAACCGCAAGGGCAATTCTTCATCTCTAAACTTGTCGGCGGATACTCCGAAGTGCCGGGCACGCGCATCGTTCCAATGTATGGCAACGCGCGCCACAATTCGGGAGGGTAGACGCGTCCACACTTCCCACACTTAAGAGTGTTGTCGCGTTCGCTCGGCACCACGTAATAGTGCGGATGTTTTACGGGGATTTGTTTCATACTTCGATAGACGTATCACCCCTGGAAAAGCATGCAACACTTTTTATATACAATGCATGCTTTTTTATTTGCATCTTTTTTCGAGGGTGATACGTCTACCATTCATAGGCAGGACACAGAGGCAGGGCGCATGAGCAAAGACCGACAACTGAATCTAAGGCTTGACGCGGAGGACGCGAGGCGCCTTAGGCAATTGGCCAAGCGTAACGAGTGCACGCGTTCGCAGATGTTACGGCAACTCGTGCGGTTGGAATTCGAAAAACTAAAGGAACAAGAGAAGAAATGACCACAGACATCGACAGCGAGAAAGAAACCCTTCACTCCTTTCACATTGTGACCAAGCGTGTGGAGCACGGATATCAGGCGACGCCTATCATCAACGAAACGCGCAAGCCTACGCTATCGCATGAGGCATCGAACGAAATGCGCGCAGTGCTTGGCGCTCTTCACGCGGTGGTGTTGGAGTTTGGATCGGGTGTGGCGCGATGAAACTTGAACTCGTTCGAGACTTGCGAACCGCTATCGACGAATACGCCCGCGCCGAATACGAGCGCGCTACAGCTACGGGCAAAAGCTTTCTAGCCAAGGAGCGCATTCAAGAGCTAACGGCCAAGCTTGCAGAGATGGATTTTGGGCTAGACGGCAGTGGCGCAAAGTAGCCTATTCCCGTCTGTCATCCTGCCGCCGTCGGAGAAGCCTACGCTTAGGCCGTATCAGGCGGCGGCGATTGACGCCATCAAAGCAGCGGCGGCGAAAGGTAAGCGGCGCATGATCCTTTGCTTGGCCACGGGCGGAGGCAAGACCGTTCTAGCGTCGCGCATTATCGATGGGTGTAGCGGCCCGGTCTTGTTCGTCGCGCATCGCATCGAGCTACTCAACCAAACGGCGCAGCAACTTCTAAAGTGGGGCGTCGATGACGTCGGTATCATTCGCGCCAATGACAAGCGCGCCAACCCAAACGCACGCGTGCAAGTGGCAAGCATTGATTCCCTTCGAACGCGTGCGCTACCCCCTGCGGATATCGTGTTTATTGACGAAGCACACAAGGCGGCGGCCGATAGCTATCAAAAGCTTTTCGCGGCGTACCCGGACGCGTTACACCTAGGGCTTACAGCGACCCCCGTTCGAACGGACAACCGCGGACTAGGCGAGCACTACGAAGAATTGATCATGTGTTCGAAACCTTCCGAGCTTGTGAAAGATGGCTTTATCGTAGAGCCTAAAATCTTTTCGACGTCGTCGCTCCCGTCGCTTGACGATGTCGACTTCGTTGCCGGCGACTATAACCAAGGCCAGCTTGCCAATGTGATGGGGCGTTCCAAGGTGGTCGGCGACATCGTCGAAGAATGGTTGCAGCATGCCGAAGGTCGGCCGACCGTTGTCTTTGCCGTCAACGTAGAGCACAGCAAGGCTATATGCGAACGGTTCTTGGGCGTCGGTGTGAAGGCTTGCCACTTGGACGGCGAAACAGATCCAATGGTGCGCGCGGACATCCTTGCGCGATTGCAGTATGGACAAATCCAGGTAGTGTGCAACTGCGAAGTGCTCGTAGAAGGGTGGGATTGTCCGCCCGTGAAGTGCATCGTGCTCGCACGGCCAACCCAATCCTTGCGTGTGTACTTGCAGCAGGTTGGACGTGGCTTACGCCCGTTCGAGGGAGTTACGCCAGTGGTGCTAGACCATGCGGGCAACGTCGCGCGCCATGGGTTTCCTACGGCGGATAGAGAATACACGTTGACGGATGGTGTTTCGCGCAACGTGAAAAGCGTGGGCGTGCGCACGTGTCCCGAGTGTTTTGCTATGTTCCTTTCGACGGTGGACAAGTGTCCCGAATGCGACGCCGTCTATCCGGTGAAGGAAGGTCACGGCGTTGAAGAAGTGGCGGGCAAGCTTGAGCGCATCGAGCACACTCCCGAGAATGAGGAGCGAAACTTTTTTATCAAACAGGCGGCGCTCGCGCGCGCGAAGGGATTCAAGCCGGGATTCGCTGGCGCCAAGTTCAAGGAAAAGTTTGGACGTTGGCCCCCGTGGGCATGGTCGCAAGAGTTGAATGCGGAGTTTTCGCGCGATACGCAGTGGCAAGAAAACAAGGCAGCGAACGAAGAGCGCAAGGCGTGGTTTGCTAAGCCAGTGGAGGAGCGTGCACAGCAGTGGGCGCAGGACGAAGGGGTTGATGATGAAATTCCTTTCTGAGACTGTTCAAGAGCGCCGCATTCGCCGCCTGCGTGCGCTTGCCGATGGGTATCGCGCAATCGTGAAGCACGCCCGTCGCGGTTATCTCGATGTGCTTATCGGACCATATGTAATTGGTGCGCGGGCCGACGAGCGCGCTCGCATTGTGGCGAAGATGCGGGCATTCAAGGGCCATGTAGACGTGCAGTATTTGGCCGACGAAATTGAAAGAGGTGAGTGATGTATCCACAAATTGAGCCGCTGCTGGAAGAGTTGTTTCGCGCGAACGCCGCATTGCGAGAGATTCCAAACGAGCCGCGCTTTAGTCATCGTCGTATCAAAGCGAAACTCCGTGCAGCTGAGGCCGAATGCAAGGTTTGGAAGTTTAGGTACGAGGAATGCTGTGACCGTAATTGAAAGGGGCGAGTGATGAGGTGCGCGAGATGTCATGCGGTCATAGAAAAGGCCAACTCTCTAGGCTCTCGCACATGTGGCGAGCGGGAAACATGTATCGCAAACATGCAAGCCGAGCTCGCGGAGTGGCGGACGGGCAAGCGTCGGGTTTATTGGGCTGTAGGCCCCGAACCTTTCTACGGCGCCGGCGCCAAGCGAGCCGCGTCGGGAGAGGCTCAATTTACGGAGGACAAGAAGTTTATGCGCATCACCGTCTGCCCTCGTGGCAACGTCAGACCGTGGGGGAAGAAGTGAAGGTTTGGGTTTGCATCTGTCAGGCCCAAGGGATTTGGGATGAGCCAGACGTTGTCTCTGTTGAGCGCGTCTTTCGCCGCGAGAAAGATGCGGATGACTGGTTGACGTTTGAAGCAAGGGTTCGCCGCAGGTGTCAATTCGAAGGGATTCGTTTGAATCCGCGAAGTTAACAACCGGAGAATTTAACGAGCCATGAAACTCTGTATCCACGTAAG